ATAAGCAACATTTATTGAAAATATTAAGAATAGTAATAAGCTCAAAAATATATTTTGAAATATTACAACACTTAAAACACTTCCAAAAATTAAACTTAACCATAATATTATATGGTACATTTTTCAACCTCCAGTTGTTATTACAAAAATCAAACCAATTAAATGGAATTACTGATTTTCTATGTTTATTCTTTTTTGAACAAAATTAATCAATTTATTTTCAATAGCATTAGCTTTTAAAATACTACTAGATTTTTTACTCATAGCACTAAAAGTTGAAAACCCTTTAAAGCAAGATTGAGGACTATTAAAATAATAATCACTTTCAAGCAAATTATTTATTCTAGCTTGAGCCAGTAATCTTGTTTTTTTATCTGGTCTATTTTGTTTTTTGTTCATGATTAATCAGTATCATAAGCAATAATTAAAGCAATAAAAAAATGATAGATGCGACATTATTGACCATATGAGAACATTCAGAGAACATAGACCGACCCCCCACTTCAAAAATTTTAATAAGTTAAGATTGAAATCTGGCAGGGTTTTTAATGCTATTGAAATATAGCTTTTATTGTTGGTATTGTTGGAATAGTTGGAGATTGTTGGAGGGTTTAAATCTTATCTTATAGACACTAGAATTTCTAGTTATAGTTGTATACTAGATTGAGATAATTAGAGATTTTAAAAGATAAAAAGAGATACAAGCTAGAGTTGTATATTTCTAGATTAGATTGATTCTAATTAGCAAGGGGTACATATGTGCCATAGGGGGTGGTGGGGTAGTATATATACTTCATGCACAAAATGAAGAGCTTTGAATGTAAACTAGATAGTCTCGCCCTGCTATAAAGATTCACATAAGACTTGCTATATTGCTGGACTGCCCCAGAGAGACTTATATGCTTCACCCCCTGGAGAGTTGATATATATATTATACTATGTCTTCTGCATTTGTCAACTCTATTTAGAAATAAATGTTGTCAACTAGCTGTAAACTTGTTATAATGAATACATGAACAATAACTTTCTACCAACCAATTCAGAAAACAAACAAAGAAAACTAACAGAACAGCAACAGAACTTTCTAACAGCCCTCGGTGGTTCATGCAAAGGTGATATTAACCTAGCACTAAAAGAAGCAGGGTATGCTGACAGTTCTAAATCGAATGTAGTTGATTCCTTAAAGGATGAGATAGTAGATGTTGCCACAAGGATTCTAGCTAAGTCTGCACCAAGAGCCAGTCAGAAATTAGTGGAGATATTAGAGAGTGATGACCCTATACCACAAGTCAATGCTAAACTACAAGCAGCACAAACATTGTTGGATAGAGTAGGTATTGCTAAAAGAGATAAGCTTGATGTAACGCATTCAGCAGCATCAGGAATATTTATTATACCTGCTAAAGAAAAATTAATAGATGCTAATGCAGAGGATATTGATATAGATGATGAAGAGAAATAGTTCGACTATTCCTTTTGGTTATAAGTTAGGTGAAGATAATAAAACACTAGAGGTTGTTGATAAAGAAGTATCAGCACTAAAAGAAATGAAAGATGGTGTTAAGTCAGGTGCTTTCAGTTTAAGAGGAGCAGTTGAAATATTAGAACATCAAACAGGCAGGAAGCTATCAGCTATGGGTTTAAAGAAAATCATAGACAAAGATAAGCCAGAACCTAAAACAGAATCAAAAGGATTGTTAAGTAAGAATGTCTGAAGAGAAACCAAAAAGACAATACAATTATAGCTATGCTCATAAAGCTAAGATGGCTTCAAGAAAAGCTGTTAAAGCAAAAGAAAAAGAAATAGCTAAATTAAAAAAGAACTTGGAGAATAAGACAAGACGACTCCGAGAAAAAAAAGAAACTTTAAAGGTCGTACAAAATGCCGAAACAAATAAAGAAACGAAGAAAGGTTTGGTTATCGAAGAAGACAAACTTAATACCTTACCTAGTCCTGTTAAGAAACTCCTTGAAGAAGAAAAAGAAAGAGTAGTATTTAAACCTAATACAGGACCACAAACAGATTTCCTAGCAGCACCAGAACAAGATGTATTATATGGTGGTTCTGCTGGAGGAGGTAAATCGTATGCTATGTTAGTAGACCCATTACGATTTATGCACATTAAAGAACATAGAGCATTGCTGTTAAGAAAGTCAATGCCTGAGTTAAGAGAACTAATAGACAAATCTAGAGAACTGTACCCTAAAGCTTTTAAGGGTGCTAAGTTTAGAGAAGTTGAAAAGATATGGAGATTCCCTTCAGGAGCTTCATTGGAGTTTGGTTATCTTGATAGAGATGCTGATGTTTATAGATACCAAGGACAATCATATACCTGGATAGGTATAGATGAGTTAACACAGTATCCAACAGAGTTCCCACTCCAATATTTGCAATCACGATTGAGAACAACAAATAATGATATACAATGCTACATTCGGTGTACTGCAAACCCTGGAGGAGTTGGAGGAAACTGGGTTAAGAAAAGGTATCTAGACCCAGCTCCACCAAATGAAAGTTTTACAGGTGAAGATAAAATAACAAGAAAGTTTATACCAGCTAGATTAGAAGATAACCCATATCTATCTGAAGATGGTAAGTACGAGCAGATGTTACAATCATTACCTGCTGTACAAAGAAAACAATTATTAGAAGGTAATTGGGATGTTGCCGAAGGAGCAGCATTTACAGAATTTGATTATGATAATCATGTAGTTGAACCTTTTGAATTACCTAAACATTGGGTAAGAGTAAAAGGAATTGACTATGGTTACGCAGCAGAATCTGCAGTAGTCTGGGGAGCAGTTGACCCTACTGATGAAACATTAATTATTTATAGAGAACTATATCAAAAAGGATTAACAGGTGAAGATTTATCTACAAGAATATTTGAGTTTGAAAAAGAAGATAGACTATCTGTAAGTGGTGTGTTAGATGGAGCTGCATGGGCAAGGACAGGTGCTACTGGTCCAACTGTAGGGGAAGTACTAACAAGAGCAGGACACAAGCTTAGAAGAGCTGACAAGAACAGAATTCAAGGCAAGATACAAATACATGAAAGATTAAAACTAAACGACAAAGGTCGACCCAAGCTTCAGATATTTAAATCTTGCCCTAACCTAATTAGAGAAATACAATCTATACCTATTGACCCTAGTAGACCAGAGGATGTAGATACAAAAGCTTCTGACCATGCTTATGATGCTTTAAGATATTTAGTTATGTCTAGACCTAGAGCAACTTCAGTATGGGAAGATATGTCAAACAAAAAAAGATGGACACCATCAGACCCAACATTTGGATATTAATATGAGAGATAAAATAAAAGAAAGTTTAATAGCACACGCAGAAGGACACATAAAAAAACATTCAGCTAATGTAGAAATATATTTAAATAATTCTATAGGTATTGGAGAACATTCTGATATTATAGAAACTATTGAAAAAGAATTAGAAATGATAGCTAAGTATGATGACCAACTTCATGTATTAAGAAAGTATTTTTAATGCCTTTATATACATTTAAAAATACTCAAACTAATGAAGAGTATGATGAAGTAATGTCATATGAAGAACTACAAGAATATTTAAAACAAGATAATATTCATCAAGTATTTAAGATGAATATATACAGATACTCAGATGCTGGAGGAATCAAAGACCAATTTACAGATTGGTGTAAAGAGGATAAAGTAAAAGGCAAAGGAGAGTTTCAACCTTATGGTAAAGGTAAAAAAGGATTTAATAAAATGAAACAACAGCAAGAGGAGAAGAAAGGGAATGGTTAAAAAGAAAATTAAATTAAATACTAGAGCTACAAGAGAAATAGATAAATATCCATTGGTTTCTGTATACTGGCTTGATATTTGCTCAGACAGCTCATGGCAATCTATTGATGGCTGTAAGAAAGCAAAACTACCAATATGTGTTACAAAAGGTCATTTATTAACTCAAACTAATGGAGTTACTAGAATATTTGGAGATTATTCTCTAGCTGATGAAGAGACAGGTAAGATTGAAGAGATTGGAAATAGTACTATTATCCCTAATAGTGTTATTGTAGAAATTAAGAAAATAGTTGACAAGAGGTAATATTAAGTGTATTATTATATTACTGCACAAATAATTTAAGGAATTATATATGGCTACCTACGACCAAATAAAAGAGAATTTAAATCCTGTTATGGAGACAGAACAAGAAGAAGAAAAAATTTCAGCTCTTGTTTCTCAAATCAATTCTAGATTTCAACAATGTGAAACTACTAGAGAAGATGATGAAGATAGATGGTTACAAGCATATCATAATTACAGAGGAAGATATTTTAAAAATGTAGCTTTTAGAGACCATGAAAAATCTAGAGTCTTTGTTAAAGTTACTAAAACAAAAGTACTAGCAGCATATGGTCAATTGATTGATGTATTGTTTGGTGCAAATAAATTTCCATTAACTATTCAAGAAACTAGAGTACCTGAAGGTATAGATGAGTATGCTCATTTA